CAGACGAACCGGGCGCGGAGTCGATCGCCACCACCACGCATCTCTGAGGACACCATGGCTGCCAACGAGCAACTCGAGAGCTTCCTCGCGAGCGAAAGCGCGCCTGCGCCCGCCGCGGAACCGGCCACACCAGCGGCGCCAGAGGCGCCACCAGCGGCCGCGCCACCGAAGCCCGAGGCAAAGCCGCAGGCCGAGCCCAAAGCCACCACAGCCAAGCCAGAGCCCGAGGACGACGGCGAGCCGCCGCAACCCCTCGAGGGCGAGCCGGTTATTCCGCGCCGTGCCTACGAGGACGAGCGACGCAAGAGACAAGATTGGAAAGAGAAGGCCGCCAGGCTCGAGGGCGAACTCGCCGCCTACCGCAAGCAGCAGGAGGAGGCGCAGCGCCGTGCCGCGGCACCGCCGCCGCAGCCACCCCAGCCGCCGCCTGATCCGGCCGTCGACCCCCGCGGCTTCGCGCAGCACCAGCAGCAGCAGTATCAGGCGGCGATGCTCAATGAGCGGCTGAATACCTCCGAGATGATGCTGCGCGACAAGATCGGCGATGAGAAGCTGAACGAATACGTGGCCGAGTTCCGCGAGCTGGCCAACGCCGACCCGACGCTGTTCGGCAAGCTGTATAGCCAGCCGCATCCCTACAACTGGATGACGCGCGAGGTCGACCGGTTGCGCCTGGTGCGCGATGTCGGCGACGACCCGGCTGCGTTCCGCGCCAAGATCGAGGCCGAGGCGCGCGCCAAATGGGAAGCTGAGGCAAAGGCCGCGCCGGCGCCAATCTCACCAGCCGCTGGAATGCAGCCCTCGCTGGCTACCGCACGCAGCGTCGCAGGGCGCACCGCGGGGGCCTGGACCGGTGAGCCCAGCCTCGAGGACGTGCTGTCCCCGATCCAAAACCGCAAGCGGCCAAACGGCCAAGGCGGCTCCGTGCGCTACTAGCCGTGCCTTCCCGCCGCCGGGGATAACCGGGCGCACGTGCCGACCCAGGTGCCGCCGACCGATGCAACGGGCGTGAGTGGCTGCCGCCGAGCCTCTAACGGGCGCGATCAGATGAAAGGAGCAAGATCAATCCCACTATAGGAGTGCTCGGCGATGGCCGACATGAATGTAACCCCGGCCAGACCGGGTCTAACCCCAATTCAATGGCAATCAGATTTCTGGGTGGAATATCTCAGAGAAAATCAGTTTACGCCCTACTTCGGGACAACAATGGATGCAATGATACAATTGCAGACAGATTTGACTAGGAAGCCTGGGGATACTGTAGTGTTTCCGACAGTCCGTAATCTGGTGGGGGCGGGAGTAACCGGGAATACGGTACTTGAGGGTAATGAAGAAATACTTAATGCGAGGAGCCTGAACGTCACCGTTGGCGTGATCAGGCATGCCGTCGCCGTCAGCGACTGGGACGAGCAGAAGTCGGTCATCGATCTGCTGCAGGCGGCGCGCTCCGTGCTGAAGAACTGGGCCGCCAACAAGTTGCGCGCCGACATCATCTCGTCACTCGGCGCGATGACCGCGGACGGCAACGTCCAGATCACCTACGCGGCAGCCTCAGCAGCCCAGCGCAACACCTGGCTGGTCAACAATGCCGACCGGGTGCTGTTCGGGGCCTCCAAGAGCAACGCGGTCAGCGGTGTCTATGCAACTGCATTGGCAACCGTGGACAACACCGCCGACAAGATGACCGCCGCCCAGATCACCTTGGCAAAGCGGCTGGCGCGCACCGCCACGCCGAAAATCCGGCCGATCAGGATCAGCAACGACGAGGAGTGGTACGTGATGTTCGTGCCCAGCCTCGTGTTCCGCGACCTGATGCTCGATCCGGTCATTATCAACGCCTTGCAGTATGCGTGGAACCGCGGCAGCGACAATCCGTTGTTCACGGCCGGTGATTTGATTTACGACGGCGTTATCATCCGCGAGATACCGGAACTGCCGATCCTGCATACCGGCGATCCGGGCGGCTCAACGATCGATTGCGGCGCGTCCTACCTCTGTGGCGCACAGGCCATCGGCATCGCCTGGGCACAGCGTACCAAGGTCATCACCAACCAGCGCGATTACGGCTTCTTCAACGGCACCGGCGTGGAGGAAATCCGCGGCGTGGCAAAGCTGCGCTTCGGTGTTGATCCGACTGTCGATACTACGAAACCAGTCGACAATGGCGTCATGACCGTATGGAGCGCCGCAGTCGCCGACGCTTAACTCATCCATGACTGGTGATCATAAGCTATTACCTAGGCTTTACTTCTAGGAGACTACACATGAGTGAAACAGAACAACACCCGACCGAGGTCGTGCCGCCTCCGGCACCGGTCGATCCGGCAGTGCTGGCGGCGCAGAAAGAGGCGCAGGCCGCCAGCTCGATCGGCGCCCAGGTCATCCTCGATTTCAACGAGGACGCCAGCCTGGGCGCGCGCGGCGGGGCGGGCGCTGATATCGTCGAGAACCAGATGGCCAGGGATACGCACCTGGCGGCCATGGGCCTCGATCCGGTCAGTCCCAGCGGACCACCGCCGACGCCGGAAGCACTGAGGGCGCGGCGCGAAGCGGAGGCGAGGGCGTCCGATCCGCAGTTCATGCCACCGGCGTCCGGCAAAGCAACGCGCGTCTCAAGCCTCGCTGCTGGCATCAGCTCCAGCGACGTGCCGCCAGCGGAAGGAGGTGCGCCGGCGAACGTCGACGTCCCTTTTCTCAGCCAGGCCGGTAGCGTATTGAGCGTCACAATGGGCAACTGGACCAACGAGCCCTCGTCCTATGCCTATCAATGGCGGATAGACGGCGTGCACGTCGGCTCTGACGCCGCGACCTACGATCCACAGGCGGCCGATGTTGGCCGGAGCGCCGACTGCATCGTCACGGCCAGCAATGCTGCTGGGTCGACCGCAGCGCCGCCCAGCAACGCCGTGGTCGTGGCGTGACCACTTCGATCTCTGTGCTATATTGAGCAAGACCAAGGCGGCGATTGAAGCGCCGCCCTGGCCTCTAACCACCGACACGAGATGGAGCATGCCGATGGGTGAACGTCGTTTAGGCGATCCGCTGACGATTGAGCAACTGCGCGCCGCTTTAGACTACGATCCAGACACTGGGATATTCACATGGAAACACCGACCGGAGTGTCCCTCATTTTGGAATGGGCGATGGGCGGATAGGGCTGCCGGTGTCACCGATAAGGGATATCGAGTCGTTACAGTCAATCGTATCAGATACCAAGCCAGCCGACTCGCGTGGTTATTCGTGTATGGCGAATGGCCAGAGAACCTAATCGATCACGCGAATGGCGATACTAGCGACAATAGAATTGCCAACTTGCGCGACGCAACATTCTCGCAGAATGGCGGAAATATGCGCACGCCGCAGCGCAATAAGTCTGGGTTCAAGGGAGTGTCTTGGGACAAGAGAAGAAAGAAATGGGCGGCCCAAATCGGCGTCCGAGGGAATTATTATAATCTTGGTAGCTTTAATACAGCAGAAGAAGCGCATGCTGCATATTGCAGGGCTGCCGCGAGACTTCACGGAGAATTTGCCAGGTTCGGGTGAGACATGACCACGAGCATTCCAACCATAGCACAACAGGCGCTCCGGCGACTCGGCGTGAGAATTGTCCCCCTGGATGATTCTCCGACCCTCACCGAGATGGTTCCGGTTGCAACTATCGCCACGATGGCGCTGGTCGAGCTTGGCGTCATCGCTTCGGACGAGACGCCACTGCCGAGCGATCAGGCGCTGGCGCTCGACAAGGTGGCCTCGGTGCATGCGGCCCTCGATGCGCAGGGGGCGGTGTGGTGGGACAGCACCGCAGTGCCGCGGGCGTTCGTCGAGGAGTACGTGAAGTTGGTGGCCGGCCAATCCGCCAGCAGCTTTGGCAAGACCGTCGATCCGCAAGTGATGCTTCTGCTCGAGGCGCGCGTGCGCAAGGGCGCCATGGTGCTGTCGTCGGACGACATCGCCGGCGAGCACGTGCAGGCGGTGCATGACGACCTGGCAATGCGCGACCTCGTGCATTGGTCGTCCCAGGACATACCAGACGCGGTTGGTGATGCGTATTCGTGGCTCGCTGCGAACCGGATGGCGCCGCTGTTCGAGCAGCAGGCCAACCCACAGGACGCCGCTGCGGCAATGGCTGCGATCTATCGCTACCTCGCGCTGCCAACGTCAGGCGCCGCTGTGCAGGTCGCGTATTTCTAAAACCCGGAGAGACAGCAGTGGCTTATCGCCTGAATTACAGCGATTACCCAGGCACTGCCGAGGGTCCACCCGATCCGGCGCGCTGGGTGGGTCCGCCGGGGCCGCCAGGACCGCAAGGGCCAGTTGGGCCAGTTGGTCCAGCCGGGGCGCCAGGAGGAGGAGGCTCGATGGCTGGGGTCACCAAAGTCGACCGCTCTGGGACGATCACCCTCGCCAACGCGGCGCAGAGCCTGATGCCAGCGAACGCCAGCAGGCATGGATGGTCGTTGCAGAACAAATCAAACGCCAATATGTGGTTCAACGACCTCGGCCAGGCCGCCGATCCAGCCGCCAACAACAGCACCTATATTCCACCCGGTGCTTATTATGAGAGCGAACAGGGCGGCGCCTCGGTCGCCGCCATCTCGCTTATCGGTGACCTGACCGGCGCGCAATTCGTCGCGAAAGAGTGGTGAGGGATGCCGGTTTTTTACCCCTCACACGTTCCCGGTTACGTCCAGTTTGTCGGCGGCCCCATTGCCACGCTGGGCGCCGTGGCCGGGGGCACCGGCTACACCGATGGCACCTATGCCAACGTCTCCCTGACCGGCGGCACCGGCAGTGGTGCCATGGCGACACTGACGATTGTCAGCGGGGCAGTGACCACGGCCACACTGTCCAACGGCGGCGCCGCCATCACCCCGAATGGGGCAACTGGCTATCTGACGCTCGATGTGCTGACCGCTACCGACGCCAGACTTGGCGCTGGCTCTGGTTTCGCCGTGCCGGTGGCAACTGTGGGCAATTACGTCTGGACGCCCCCACTTGGCACCAGCCTTGCCATTGTGGATGCCTGTGGCCCCGGCGGCGGTGGCGGCGGCGGTCAGGCAACCAGCGGCGCGGGCGGCGCCGGCGGCGGTTCGGGCAGCAACCTGATGGACTGGGCCTGTGTCATTCCACCCGGCACCACCGTCACGGTCACCCCAGGACAACCCGGCGCGGGTGGCGCGGTGGGCGTCAATGGCACGACCGGCACCGCCACCACGTTCGTCGTCGGCACCGGCAGCCTGTTTTCGTTCGGCTCCGGCGGCGGCGGCGCGGCCGGAGCGGCCGGCACGGGCGGCGCGGGCGGCGGTGGTGCATCCCCTGGCCAAGGCGCGGGCGGCGCAGCTGGCGCGGCGGGCTCCAGTTCCCTCACCTCGCTCTCCGTGCATTATCTTGGTGGTGCCGGCGGCGGTGGCGGCGGCAGCACGGCCAGCGCGGGCGGCCTCGGCGGTAACACTGGGTTCGGCCCTTATGGCTCCAGCGCGGCTGGCACCGGCAATGGCAGCGGCGGCGGCGGCGCCCGTGGGCCGTTCGGTTCCGGTGGCCGTGGCGGGCAAGGCGGCGCGGGGCCATCGCCAGGAAACGCCGGCAGCGATGCCGGTGCTGGCGGCGGTGGTGGTGGTTTTAGCCAGGCTGGCGGCAGAGGTGCCCCTGGCATGGTGCGGTTCCGCTTGTAATGCTGACGTATGCCACCAAAGCCCCGGCCGTTGCGGCTGCGCCGGCGGTGCAGTTGGATGGGTTTATCAGTTACGGCCAGTCGTGGCGGTCCAATAGCTTCAATGATTTTCAAAGCTTCGGACTCAATCCGTACGGCCCAACCGCCTTCATGGTGCCTACCATCGGCGCGGGGCTTGGTCCTGGTCCAATGCCGGGCAGCGTTGGGATCGCGCTCACCGCGTTGCCTACAGGCACCACGACATATATCGGCAGCGACTACTTCCAGCTGGGGCGCTGTGCCGCTCTGGCGCAACAGCTTCTGCGCATTCGCGACGGTTCGCCTGCGCCCGCGATCTTAGAGTTCTGCACCGCCTATCCAGGCAGCACCTGGCACAGCGGCAGAGGCGGCGGCCTGTCGCCGGGGGCAAGCTTCACCGGCTCGATCGCAGGCATGACGCTGACCGTCTCAGCCATGACCTCCGGTTTTATCGCGGGTGGTCAGCTGTTGGCCGGCGCTGGCATCAATGCCCAGACAATGATCTATGCCAACCTGACGTTGGCGCGCACTGACGCTGACACGGCTGCGCTGCTGCTGGACAACAACGACGATCTGGATGTGCAGCAATTGATACCAGGCGGCGCCGGCACCTATCAGCTGTCACTGTATTTCACCTCGCTATCAGCCCAGATGGGCGGGGCAAGCCCGGCGGCCGTATTCACAGCGTCGGCTAGCAATGGCGTCATCAGCGTGTCCGCGATCCAGTCCGGCTCGATGGCGGTCAACCAGGTCATCACCGCGGGCGGCCTGACCACAGGAGCCATCATCCAGCAGCAACTGAACGGCACGCCCGGCGGCATCGGCGATTATCTGCTCGGACTGCCCCAGACCGTTGCATCGGAAACCATGCAGGCCAAAGGCGTCAGCTGGACGAATATGCTGGCGATACTCGGCGCGACGCCGCCCGGCCAAGGCTGCTTTCCGACCAGGCGCTACACCAACTTGTTGCTCTCCTCGGTCGGCTACACCCAGGGCGGCGCGGCGGACAACACGCAGGCCGGCAAGGTTGCCGACCTGACCGACATGGTCGTGCAGTTCGATGCGTTGGCACTGAACTCCACGCCATTGAAGTTCTATCTGGGATTGCCGGCGGCGCTGTCGACCTCGACCGTGACTGATCCGTTGGACAGCAGTTATGGCACCGCTGCGTTTGCGCGTCAGCACGCACCCGGAGCGGGCGGCACTTATTCCGGTCGTGTGTATGCGACGGGGCCAAGTTATCCATTCCAGTTCAACGGCAACGACAACATCCACACGGGCGACTACGGCTCGACCCGCTGGGGTGAAATCGAGGGCTATGCACGCTGGTGTGTGCAGGACAAGGGTATCGCCTGGACGCCGCTGTGGCGCCCGCTGACAGGTGGGGCAATCACACGCAGCGGCCAGGTGCTGACGGTGCCATTCGCCCGGCCTGGCGGCCCAGACTTCGCCGCTGGCGCCATGTCCTGGCAGAACAATGTCAACGACGGCATCAAGGATTGGCCGCAAAAGGGCTTTCATGTGCGCCGATCAGGTGTCGAGTTAACGGTATCGCCAGCGATCAGCGGTATGAATGTGCTGCTGACGATCGCCGAGACGCTTAGTCCAGGCGATAGCCTGGAGGTGTCTTACGCTTGGTATGGGCCGGGCGGCACCAACCCCGGCCCCAACACTGGCATCGGCGGCAACCTCGTGATGAACGGGCCACCGAGCGTGCTTTACCCGAATGGCTGGCAGGGCGAAGCAAAAAGTATCGATGCGTGGGCGTGGCCTTTCATAGAAACAGTGACGGTGTGACATGTCCGATAGCGTCCTCGATGACGGGCTGACCTTCACCGACACCGAGGGGACGACTGGGGGTGGCGGTTCCAGCTACGTGCTACCGGTCGCGACCACGACCACCCTCGGTGGGGTAAAACCAGACGGCACCACCATCACCGCATCCGCCGATGGCACCATCACCTCCACCATCACGGGCGGCGGCAGTGGCTATGTGCTGCCGGTCGCCACCACCTCCACACTCGGCGGCGTGCGTGTGGATGGTACCACCATCACCGCCGATCCCAGCGGCAGGATCTCCGCAGGCAGCACCGGCGGCGTCGCGTCGTTCAACGGCCGCACCGGCACCGTGACGCTCTCCACGTCCGACACCACCACCGCCATCGGCTATACGCCGTATGACGCCGGGAACCCGTCCGGCTTTCAGACCGCCGCCCAGGTCGCGGCCACCACCAGCGGTTACCTGCCGACCTCGGGCGGCAGCATCAGCAGCAGCCTGACGGTCAACGGCGCGCTCCAGGCCAACGCCACGCTCGGCGTCACCGGGTTAGCTGCATTCGCCTATCCCACCGTCACCGACTTTTATATGTATCGCACCGGCACATTCCGCGTGCTGCACTGGTCGAACAGCGATCAGGTGCTGTGGGCTGAGAGCGGCGGCACCACCTCGTGGCAGCACAACAGCAGCTCCACCATGACGCTGGACACCGCCGGCAACCTGACCATCGTCGGTGGTGGCTTCAAACCAGGCGGCGGCTCATGGGCCGCGCCATCCGACGACCGCATTAAGCAGAACGTCGCGGCCTATACGTCTGGGCTGGACGCGGTTTGCGCCCTGCAGCCGATCACCTACGAATACAACGGCGAAGGCGGCGTGCCCGCTGACGGGCGCCGTCATGTCGGCCTCTCCGCGCAGGCCACCCAGCCGATCATGCCGGAGCTGGTCCAGGAGATGGCGGACGCGCCGGGTCTGTTGCCGAACCAACTGGCGATCGATCTTGGCCCACTAGCGCTCGCTCTCTGCAACGCCATCCGCGAGCTCACCGACCGCGTGGCCGCGCTAGAGGCTGCCGCACTCTAAGGATCACCCCATGACGGCGTTCGCTATGATCGTGCCCTATCGGCGCACGTCGCCGGTGCATGTGCCGCGCCGCGATCTGGTGCTCGGCGCCGCCGACAGCTTGCTGCTCGAGGTGTCGGTGATCGAATACGACAACCCCGCCGCCATGCTGCTCGACATATCCGCCAGTGGCACCGGCAGCCCTAACCTCAAAATGTTGGTCTGGCCCGATCGGTGCGATCGTTACAGCTGGGACTATGGCATGACCTGGCCAAACCCAGCGGCATTGCTGTGGTCCGGCGTGGGGATGGCGTCGCAGACGACGCCCGGCACGTTCAACGTCACGTTTCCGACCGGCACCATGCAGTGCTGGCCGCGGCGCTCCCGCTACGCCCTGCAACTCGACTGGAACGATGGCGCCAGCAACACCGAGTTGCTCACGCAAGGCTATCTGCACTTGATGCGATCGGTGTCGGTTCCTGGCGATAGCGGCGTGGGCATCGGCAGTGGTGGTGGTGGTGGCATAACCCCGCCGCCCGGTACCGTCGAGGTCATGGCCACCGATGCCGAAGTACCGGTTCTCACCGATACCCAGCAATACATCTTCATCGACTGAAGGGTCATCGTTCATGTCCACCACGATCGACGGCGTACCGATTGCCTCGATGCCAGACCTTGGCGTCGTCACCGATGCGTCGTCGTTCGTGGCCGAGAAGTCGGGCTCCGGCCGATTGGCGGCAACCGCGGTCGCGACCTACGTCACCAGCAAGATCTCGATCGTCTCCAATCTGCTGTCGGTCAAAGACTTTGGTGCCAAGGGCGATGGCACCACCGACGATACCGCGGCGATCAATGCAATGATTGCCGGCGTTCCGTCCGGCGCCTCGGTCTATTGGCCGACCGGCACCTACAAGACCTCGTCGGTGATCACGGTCGGCAAGCCAATGACCTGGGTCGGTGCTGGAAGGCTGGCCAGCACCGTTTCCACCAACCAGGCCGCCGCACGGATTTTCGTGTTCAATGCCTGCGTCAATATCACCGACATGGGGTTTACCTGTTCGGTGACGCCGACATCGGGCGTGTTGCTGACCTACAACGCCGGCGCCACACGATTTCGCCTGGTCGGCTTCTGGATGAGCAACTTCGCCAGCGGCATCACCATCAACGGCACCTCTGACATCATGCTGATCGACGGCCAGATGTTCAACTGGATGTCAGGCGGCAATGGCATTGTCTACATCGGCGGCGAGGCCGCGGTGATGGACAACCTGGTCCTGCAGCAAGGCACCCGGCCAGGCAGCGGCAACGGCATCGTGGTGCAGAACGGTGGCATCCAGCTGATCAACTCCGAGATCATGGCGTGCGGCACATGTCTCGCGCTTGCGCCGGCCTCCGGTCAAGCCGTGGTCTCTATGTGGGTGTGTAACACGGCGTTCGACAACGCGGTGAACGGTGTCGCGCTCGAGCCGCTCGGCACCGGTATCGTGGCGCGCAACTGGTTCATCGGTTGCTGGATGTGCAGCATGGACCAGTCAGGCGTCACGCTGACATCGCCGTCACTCGGCAGCATCAACGGGGTCGAGTTCAACAACTGCCATGTGTTAGG